CCGCCCTTAAACTTAAATAAATCATACTTTTTACCATTGTGCATAGGTAGTTCAGCAGCTTTAAAATTCATTTCTCTACTTGCTTTGTCAATATCTTCTAGTCTGTAAACAACCCCTCTTTTACTTCTAGACATCATTGCTTCACAAAACTTTCTTGATTTACTTTTAGAACCTTTTTTAGTTCCTACATCATATTTGTATCTGACTTTGTAATAAGACTTATCTAAAATTGAATAACCTTCTGGATTGTTTTTTACTGGTGTATCACTTTTAACAGCTTCTGCAAATTTCATTTCTAAAACATTGCCAGCCCATTCTTCTACATCTGCATTGTCTTCATCAACATCTCTAATATCTGCTATCTCCCACTCAGAACTCATTACTTCTCCATTTAAGCCATCTAAAACACTATCAAATACTTCATCACTTAAATCTGGAGAAGATGTTTTAGAAGCCATCATTTCAATTTCTGTAAAGAGATCATCTTCTTCTTTAACACCAGTTTCTTCTTCTTTTACTTCTTCATTCTCAATGTCTTTAACTTCAATAAATTCTAAAGGATCACTTGTTTTAAAGTAAAGGTTTAAGCTAATATCATTAACTTCTAGTATTTGAGATAATGAATCACAAATCAATTCTTGATAAGGTTTTATAGTAGTATTAGTAAATAATCTTTGTGCTGCTATAATTTCATCTTCATTAGAACCTAAACCACCACCTGACATATCTCTAAGTCCAATTAATAAAGGAGAAGTAACCCTGTGTGTTAACATGATCTTCTTACTACACTCCTCGCTTAAATATTGATATAATTCAGGCGCTTGTTGTACTGGTACAGCGTCAACAGTTGCTTTCTGTTCTGCATTGTGGTTAAAACTTACAATTAGCTTTTCACCCTCTGAACCAGTCATTTGGTTTTTAATCTGGTTTTTGATCTGCAACATTTTTTCCTCTGAAGGAATACCAGAATTAAAATTTATAATTCCTCTAGGTGAAAAAGAATGCTGACTTTCATTAATTAAATAATCTGAAATTTCTGATTCTAATACAGCATAACTTGTAGCATAATCTGCTGGTGAATAATAGTAAAAAGAGGGTATGTACCTCTTTATAATAAATATTTCATTTCCTGTTCCTTTACTGCCAAATACAGGTATTTTAGTAAGTTCTGTTGCTTTAGTTACTTCTGTCCAGTCTGGTGCATAAAAGTAATTTTTTACTTTACCACTTTCATCCATCTTTTCAGCACGTAAAGTTTCTCTAGGAAAGTGTGTAACAGATGCTATTTTTTTACCACTATAGGAAACTTGTAGTGATGCTTCTCCTAACATCTTTAAATCCAAACAAATCTTTCTTAAACAGTCAGGTTTAAATAAACCTTTCATGGCTGCATATTGTTCTGGTTTTTTACTACTATCAGTAGCATCTAAACCTTTACCATAAATTTGTTGTGCTATCCCAGTTATAACACTTTTATTAGTAGTGCTATTCATGAAACAGTCAATTAGTTCTTGGTAGTAGTTATTATCTTCTCCTATACCAACCCAATCTCTGTTTTTTTCTTCAGTTACTGTTGGTTTCTCGTATTGACTTAGTTCTATTAAATGTAAATTATTCATTAACCTGTATAATATAAATACTCGTTTGCACCAGTATTATGTTGTGTAAATACACCATTACTAATTTCATAAGTGGTAGATGCTTGATTAGTGCAAAAAACCTTATCTCTAAATATTAATCTATTTTCTGTGGCGTTTTGTATTTCTATCATGTAAAAAGAACCTTCTGTAAGGGCTTGTGATGTTACATAAGTATTATAGAAACTATTACTAGCTATTGATGCGTTAGAATCCGTTAAAATAACTTTGCTTTGATCTTCTGAGTATATAGTAAGGCTATAAGTTTTACTTCCTAAGATGTCTTCTCTAGGGATAAAGTTTATGGTTCCGCCTGTTGTACTTAATATTTGCATTTTAACTTTTTTAAAAAAAAGGCGGAAAAAAATTAATCAATCCGCCTTTCACACCCTGTACTATATGTACTTTACACATAGCACCCACTAAACATCTTAACTATTTGTACCCGCTACTATAGTTGCAGTAGCTGAAGAACAACCAGCAAATGGATCTGCCTGAGTAGCTCCACTTATAAAGTTTGCTGGTAACTTCTCACTTCCTGTAAGAGTTAAAGAAGAAATTCCAGACATATCTCCAAAAGCTGCTCCAGTAGTAATTGAACCACCAGAAACACTTAAACCATGATCTTTTCCAGCTAATAAGAAATTTCCGTTATTATCTTCAATTACACAATGTGGTCTGCCATATGCCATAAGCTTTAACTGAACCATATCTTCTTTAGTAAGTTTCTGTAAGTTTAATGTCAAAGTCTGCTCAAAAAATACAGTTCCATTTTCAGTACTTGCTGTAACTGCTTGCTCTAATGAGTTAGCCCCCTTTACTAAGTATTTGTAAGCTGAAAATGTTCCAGAAACATCGGTTACTTCATCACTAGTTAAAGTAACAGTTCCTAAATCTCCAAAATCAATTAGATATACGGCATTTATTGATCCGACCGAATTACGACATGGGACATTTCGTCCTGCACTGAGATCACAACTCATATTTTTTAGTTTTAAATAGAGGGGTATTACAACCCCTCGTTATTAATTAGTTAATTAACTATAGTAAGCTACTTCACCTAAAAATCCAGTTTGGATTCCAGCTTTAAATCTGGCTACAAATCTCACGTTCTGGTCTCCTAGCGTGTCTCCTGTATCAATTAATTTGATTTCTGACATATCACCCTCGATACCACAACCAAAGAATAAGTTAGATTTTTGAGCAGCTACCATGTCATTTGCTGGTAAACCAGGCGCTCTAAATATCTTTAACCCATCAAATAGTAAGTTCTCACCTAAGTCTTGGTTATTTCCTTTTCCTTCATAACCGTTTGCTCCTAATCCAGATGCTCCGAAACCTCCGAGACTTCTCACGTAGCTCTGATATATGGAGTTGCTGACATAGATGAAAAGATCTTCCTTATCTAAAAGAGATGCTTTATTAGCAGCGATATGGTCAACCACTTTACCGATCTCTGTAACAACATTACTTGCATCTACTGTAGTACCTGTTACAACAGCACCACCCATTAGAGATGAAGCAGAAGCTGCATAAGTAGTTGTAAATCCTGTTAAGTTACCACCAGAACCATTTCCAGTCCAAATTTGGTTTTCCATGAACTCTGCTATTTTAGCAATGTACTGCTGTACTATAAAATCAGAATAAGATTTTGGTAAATTCTGGTTGTTCATAGAATATCCCATTTGTGCAGCAATCCAATCCTGTGAGAAAGTTTGTTTACACTCTGTCTTATTAATTTGGTATTCTTTTACTTCTAGTATTGCTTCATCAATGGTAACAGTTCCAGCATCTGAATAATCACACACACCGGGAACAATTAAATCTCCACCTAAATCCACTCTTTTTATTACTTCTTTAAAAGCTACATTTGGGTAAACTGTTAACCCACCATTAGCCAATGTTCTCCCTGACAGCAAAGCACTTGCTATCATCTTATTTTTATATTCACCAGTATATGATGTTGATAAACTTGTTGCCATTTGTATTTGTTTTAATTATTAAGTTGTTTGTAAATTCTGTTTTGAATAGTGTTAGGATAGTACTTGTTAGAAAACCAAGCTGTATTTTCAGTTTTGGCTTCAGGATTATGAACAATAGGTTCAGCAACTTCAGCAGAAAGTTCTTCTTTAGTTTCTTCACTCATTTTTTCTTCTTCTCCATTTTTCTTAGCAACATATTTTTCAATCATTGCTTTGATTTCTTCGACCGCTTTAGCAAATTCTTCTTTGGTCACGTATTCCATTTGTTCTTTCTCCTCTTTTTCTTCGTGTTCTTCCATTTCAGTATTTTCTACTGTTTCTTCAGAAGCTTGTACTTCTTCTTTTTCTTCTACTTTATCCATGATTTTATCAATTAGACCTTCTTCTTTTACCATTAGTGATCTGCCATCTTCTAACTTGTACTCACCTACTGGTAAAGCAATATTTTCTTCTTCTGTTTTTATGAAAACTGATTGTCCTGATTCGAACTTTTCGGCTTCTAGGATTGTGCCGTTTTCTAACTTGATTTCTTCTAGTTGTACAGATACCTCTTCAGATAATTCAATACCTACAACTTCTTTGATTTTGTTGAGTATTTCTTGCGCCTTCATACCTATAATTCGTACAAAAGCGCAAAATGATATACTTAGTAAATAACTTTTTTATTATCCAGCTCCGATTCCTTGAGCGTATAGTGATCCATCACAGCACTTTCTACTGTATGTTTTCATGTCTTTACACAAACAACCCCTCTTACCGCCTTTTGGTGAACTTCTACTTAATCTGCCTAAAGGAATAGCATTTTTCTTTCTTCTCTTTTTCATCTTATTTATTTTATTGGAACGCAATTAGGTACTCTTCTACCATTCTTCATTTTAAAACCAATCATTTCATAACCAGGTTCACATGGCTTTTTCATTTGTGTATGTTCTTCACATGGCATAAACCACTCTTTATCTTCAAATTCATGTATGTGAAAACCTTCACAGCCTATATTTTTAGCCATTTCTTTAGCTTTCTCTTGTGTGCTGTATGCTAACCTGTCATCAATAATTGCAAAGTTGTCATCTACTACCATAGAAGCTAAATTAATTTCACCTAGTTCTTTAAGTTTGCTTTCACTCCATCTTAATCCAGCTTTACCACCCCATAGTAAATAAGAAATAGTGCCACAAGCTTCATTATCCCCTTTATCATAATACTCTTGCGCTCTACTTAAATAAGAGTACATTCTTTTAATGGTTTCTTTTGATATAGGTTTTTTCTGTGCTAGTTGTTGCGCTCTAATTTTACCTACATCTGTAGCACATTTATTATTTACTTTTTTATTTAGATCAATACCTCTTTTAGCATTATTAGCAACTCCAGATGGATAATCTGAATAGGATTCTAAAACCATTTTTTTACCTGTCTTAGTTCTAGCATCTTTTTTAATAATTGCAGTAATATTGTTAAGCATGTATTGTGCTTCTTCTTCTTCAATAGCTGACATTTCTGCTTTTGTATCTGGTTTTTTAATTTGTGCTTTATCTGCAAAATATCCTTCTATACTAAAGCCTGTGTATTTTTTACCTTCTTTAATTTGTTGCCATAATTCATCATCTTCTATCTTCATAGAAATAACCCAACTACCAACAGGTAAATCCAAATTATAAATAGCTGATTTATCTTTTTCTTTATCTTCTACAATCCAACTTTCTACAACAGTCAGATTATTGGCTTTCATTTGATGTTCTAATGTTGCATTACTTTGATTCCCATTTTGAAAAAATAGCTCACTTGCTCTTCTAATAGTTTCTTTAGAAAAATATACATAGAACATAGTGTCATTACGTTTTCTAAATATCATTTTGTTAGGTACTAAGGCAGCACCCATTACTATACGCTTTTCATCATCTACTTTAGCCAATTTAATTTCATCACTTGATAGAGTAATGAATGATTCTTCTATGGCTGGTTGTGAAACGATCGACACCGCCTCGATTCCGACCATTTGGTCTTCGTTTTCTTCATCTAATATTAATTCTACTATGTCCATGTTTTTTAATTTAAAAAGTTGCTTGTTGTATTGTATTGTTTTGTAGTTCTTGGGCTGTAGTAACATCTCCAGCTACTACAAAGGCTTGTACTGGTTCTTGTTGTCCTAATGCACCAGCAATTTGATTAAATCCAGATTGCCCTACTACATTAAAACTTGGCGCTTGAGTTGGTGAAGTTGCTGCTGCTCCTCCTCCTGTACTTGTTGAAGGAGTTGAACCTCCACCACCAGAAGGATTAAATTGTGTACTAGAAATAGTTGCTACTTGTGCTGCACCAGCTAAACCTATTGCTAAACTTTTTGCAAATGCTACACCACTTGCTACATCAAGTGGATTTGTATAAGCGTTCATAATACCTTGAGCAGTAGAAATTATTGCTTGAGCTATACCAATGCCTTTATTGATGTTAAAAGCTTGTTTTGCTCTATCTTCATCTCCTTGTGCAAAAGCATCAGCAATTTGACCTATAGAACTTAGAGTAGAACTGGTTGCATCTAACACAGCATTAGCATTATCTATTTGAACTTGTTTTTTGTTTTCATCAGACTCTTTCTGTTTTTCATCATTAGCTAATTTATCATCTGTAATTTGTTTTTCAATAACTGCTTTAGCTTCTGCTATTTCTTTATCTCTTTCTATTCCCTGTCTATCAAATTCTAATTTGGCTTCATTAAAAGCTATTTCTGCATCTACTTTAGCCTGTGTTCCAGCGTTAGCAGTATCAATTACAGACTGTAACCTTTTTAATTCTATATCTCTTTCTTGAGCATCTATTTCTTTTAGTTTTTCAAGTCTTTCTATATTATCTTCAATCTGCTCTGCATTAATTCTTTTTCTTTCTATTGCAATTTGATTATCTGCTTCTAACTTAGAATTGATTATTTCTAATTCTTCTTTACTTAATGCTAAATCGTTTGCTTGTTGTTCACTTCTAAAACCAGCTACTTGTGCCCTAACAGCAGCTAATTCATTTTCAGCTTCCATTACAGCTTTCTTAGATTCAATATTGTTTTTATCTTTTTTAAGTTCTGCCTGTGCTGCTCTAAGTGAGATTTTTGCATTAGCAAGCATTGCTTTTTCTTGCTGATCTAATACAATTGCTAATTCATCATTAGCTTTTTTTCTTTCTTCTATGCTTAGTCTTTCATCATCTCTTAATTGCCTTAATGATTCAGCTTGTAAATCAAATTTTTCTATTAATCCTTGATTTGCTACTGCTGCTAATTCAGCAGAGTTTTTAAGTTCTATATTAGCTTTAGCAGTTGCTACTGTTGATTTAGCATATTCTGTTATTGATTTAATTCCATTATTAAATGCTTCTCCAGTAGCATTAATAGCATCACCAACTTTGTCTATTGTATTTGGTACTCCAGTAAAACTATCAACAAAACTATTTCCAGCTTTTTTAGCTGATTCTAATGCTCCTTCAAAATCTCTATCAAAAAATTTTGAAACTGCTTCAGATAAAAAACCTAAAGTATCTATAGCTGCTTTAAACCTATTAATAATATTTTCTACAAAAGCATCTTTAAAGGCTTTTATTTTGCCAATCGG